ATTGATATCATACCCTGTAATTAAACCACCATATTGAGAATCCCCGAGTACTGTATTATGCGGTGTATTATGAGCAGCTACCAGAAAATGTCGATCGGTAATCATAATGTAATTTGAAAACTCAACATTTAAAGTACATGCTCCGTTTTGGTAGAAGGTTGAACTGTTTCCACAACATGTTACAGGTGAAAATGACTCTGCAGTTAAACACGTATAACATGCTGCGTATGATACACCTGACACATTAACAATATTTCTATTTGGATACACCCATGAAGATGTATTGATATTACCACCACTACAATTGATATAATTATATGTAAATGAATTTGCTGCGGTAATAGAACTAACCGAATTTAATCCAAAACAATTAAACGTTGTATTTGTGTTATTTACAAACGGTGTATAACAATCTATGTATCCGCATGTAGTCTCGCTAGTAGTAATTGATGGAGTTAAAGATACTGACGGTGTTCTACTTCTAGTTGGTGTTGGGTACGGTGATGGTGTTTGAGATCTTGTCGGTGTAACACAACAAGATGGTGATGATTCCGATGTCGGTGATTTAGATTGTGTCTGTGTTGGTGTTCTAGTATAGGTATATGTCGGTGTTGGTGTTACTCCATCACTCTTCGTCGGTGTTTGGGTTTTGGTTTGTGTTCTTGTTGGTGTTTCGGTTAAAGTACATGTAATTGTAGATGTTTTTGTTCTCGTTTGAGTGGCTGTCGAACTGTGTGTAAGACTAATTGTTATAGTTGGTGTTCTTGTTGGTGTTTGTGTTTTTGTTTGTGTTCTTGTAGGTGTTTGGGTCCTCGTTTCTGTTATAGTTGGTGTTTGAGTCCGGGTACTTGTTGGTGTTTGAGTATAAGTCTTGGTATATGTCGGGGTTAATGGTGGTGTGTTTGATCTTGTTACAGTCCTAGTATTTGTTTGTGTGACCGTTCCTGTTATCGTTGGTGTTACTGCTGATGTACCGGTTTTAGTCGGCGATGGTGTTATTGTCGTTGTTGGTGATGGTGTATAAACAAATGATGTTGATGGAGTTACAGCTGGTATGCCGTGAACATTTGCTTTAGCCCAGTTTGATCCATATTGAGGACCGCCTGCGCTATTAACAAGATCTCTAAATGTAGGTATTTGAGCCACATCTATATTTATAAAAGAAATAGTAATTTAAACTATTCTTTTATAAATTTATGCTCCAGCGGAGGGAGTTGGTGTCATAGGTACATTTTTAGATTGAATATAATATGGGGTTGCTGATTCATCCGGAAATACGATATACCCACCAGGACCTGTTATGATAAACTTAAAGTGACCTACAGCTAAACCAGACAACGCTCCTAAATTAACTTGAACTGAACTACTATTTGCTGAAAAATAAACAGTTCCTCCTAAATCTACTAGATTATACCCTTGAAATGTTGGATACTTAGCAGATAACGATGGGATATTTGAGTAATACGTTACACTACTTAAATTTACACTTGATAACGACCCCGTTAAAAATGTAGAAATATCACTTGCACTTAAATAGATTTGATATAGGGAATCTCTTCCAATAGTATCTCCACTAACCCCATCATATTGAAGCTTGTTAATTAATGGTGTTCGAAAAACAAATGATTTTTGAAATTCACTAAAAATTAATTTGTTTGGATCTGTATTGGATTTATAAATTTTAAAACCGTATTTCATATTATTGAGATAATTCAAAAGCTTCTATTTCTTGTGGTGTTGCAGATACCGATACCGTATCAGTAATATTAGGTATACCAGATAATTCGGATCTTAATGTTGGGTAATTATCTAATGTTAGGACAGTTCCAGTACCTTCTAAGCCACTAACAGCATAAAAATTAGATGTAACTGTATAGATATTTCCAATATCATTTTCTGCTGCTGGAAAGATCCAACCTTTTATTACAAAAGTAGTATCTGCTGTAACTCGAGCTTTATCAGTTGCATTTAATTCTACTGGGTAATTCAAACTTATATCACTAGACCATAAAACCTCGCTTCGAATTTCTTGTTTTTGAGATAAACCAGTAATATCAGCTGGGACTGGCCAACTAATAATAATATACGGATTGGTATATGGAATAAAATTTGAAATAATTTGATCCATATCTAATTGATATCTAGTTATAATCGAAAAATTTATAGTGATATTAACTGGAACAGGTGAATTGTAAGTATTAGAAGAACTTTCATTTGCGTAATAAAATCCACCTAGGTCATGAATTTTGTTAAAAACTCTCTCATTATCACGGGTAACACTAGCAACACTAATTGCCACTGCTGGGAGAGTAATTGTTTTAGCTTTATTAATAATATCGTACAGAACACGTTGTTTTGGAGCATATAGATATCGTACAAAAATTCTATCCTTTTCTTCCCTATTTTTATTGTATCTTCCGATAACAATACTATCAAATGCATTTGCAAATTGAATAATAAGGTCTTGAATTTCGAAGTATGTTGACCTAAATCTCATTACGAGTATTTAATCATGAAGAAAGAATATCTTTATATTATAACATGTGAAAACTTTCCGAATGGGTTAAGGTAGGTATAACAACTAATCCAACTAAACGATTACAAACATATCAAACAGCCTCTCCATTTAGAAACTATAAGATGGTCTATACTCTAGAATGTGCGAATTCCCGCATAGCGGAAAAGAAAATACGCGATACCATGAAATATTTCGCACTCGATATGAAAAATGAATGGTATCGCGTTGATGTTAATATCGCTATTACACGATTAGAAGAGCAATTATCTGAGCCTACCGATAAAATGCTTTGGTAATTTTTCTTTGTTTTGCAATAACAAAACCCGAGCCCTACCATCCAATACGTATGTTACTGAATGATCTGTTTTTGATCTCGTACATCTTCCAGATGTTTGAATAAATGCACTCAACGTCTTATGTTGATACCATTCTGGCGATATATCTGCCATCTTCTTAATCCGTTTGTTTGATAGTGGTGGAAATGGGGTTTTGCAAATAATTTGAAATCTACCATTATCTCCATGCAAATCAGTTCCGAAAGTTAATGACGGTGAAACTAGGACCGTTGGTTCATCAGATTCAAAATGTTCTTCTAGAATTCGCTCGTTAGTTGCTGCTTCTTCTCTGAATAAAAATCTATGGCCTTTTAGATTGTCTTGCAAATATCTACAAATTTCTAATGTATGTGTGTGGATAATGCCTTTTTCGTTTGCATGACGATCACATAATTGTTGGCAATAATCCGCAATCTTTGGAAGATTTGCTTTCAGATTTTTGTAGTTCAATACCGGTTGTTTCATGATATATATCGGAGATTTTTCCGATTCAAATGACGATTCAACCTCAATATATTTGTATTTGGAAATTCCTAACGTTTTTGCATATGCTTTATGATCAGTGATGGTTGCCGACATCAATAGAACTTTATCTCCATATGAAAATATACTCCCGGAAAGCTTATCTACTTTTAATGGTGTGAACGATACGTGCTCAGCATCATAATCTACAATGTATTCACAATTAAACCATTTATCTCCAACAATTTGCAAATTACCTTGAAGGTTTCTTAAGAATTTTAATTTTGCTATATCTGCTGCAGACATTTTAACTGTCTTATTTTTACCTAATTCCAATAAATCATTTACTTTATCTGTTACAGATATAAGAAGTTCTGATAACCAGTTATATTGTTTGTAATAATCAGTTGTTTTTAATTTTGGTGTTTGAATACCTGCAAGGCTTATTTTTTTGTAATTAATAGACGCACTAAATTGTCTAACCAATTCATCTTCTAATTCAGATGCTTCATCACAAATGATAAAATTCTTTCGTTTAAGATGATCTGGTAAATGTAAAAACATTTTATAGTTCAAAACAGAGAATTGATTTAATAGAGCGTCATTACGGGTATTGTAATAAACACAACAATTTTTATTCCAACAATCTGTTTTTAATTTGGAGGTATAAGTACAAGGTGCGGATTCAACATCAAATTCATCACTAATTGCACAGATATAATTTGATTTACCTTTCAATATATCAATATCATTAAAGATGGATTTATATTGATCTTGTAATTGTTTGGTAATAGTTAATGCAATAGTTCCACATGGTGGTTCAGCAAGACAATCATCCGCATATTGATATCCTCCATTTCCATCCGGATAAAAGGCTTTATATGATCGAACTAAGTTAGTGAACGCTTCTGTTGGAGGTTGACTTAAATTACCTAATGTTCTCGGAATAAAACTTTTACCGGTTCCGGTTGGTGCTGAAATAATAACAAATTTATAGCCTTCGTTATAAGCTTCTTCAATCCGGGTTAAAATATCTACTTGAGCATCGGATGGTTGATAACCATCCGGGAATTTGCTTACATATGTGCTTAACATATGTTAATTATAACGTATAATCTCAAGAATTAAAGTCGTCTTTTTTTGTATGTAAACGAACATCCTGAACTTGATGTTCGGAAGATTTTTTAATAAAGGAAGGGCTAGCATCTCTTAAGAGACACTTACACATCACATAATGCAATGTTTTGGTATCTTTAAATGTATATCCTTTACCATAACAATGTTTGCAGTTAGTTTTTGGTGTATTGGTAATTTCCAATTGACCGCAATCTAATTGTTTGGTGTATTTTTCATCGAGAGTGTAAACTTCTCCGCTAAATAAGCTAAAAAATGTTTTCATAATTGTATTAGAGTCATCTTAACGTCGTAAAATTTAGAGTTCTTTTTTGGAGTGAAATTTTTAGCTTTCACAAATTTATACGCATCATCATGTGTTAATGTATTCAACGTATAATCGAATAAAAGACCGTCTTTGATTTTAATTATATCGTAAGGATATGGTATTTCAAATGTTTTTACTCCACCTTTTGTTATTTCCAATATAAAGGTTATGAAAAAATCCTTAACGGTTACATTAATTAATTTTCCCTTTTTAATAACCTTTTGGTTAATATTAAAAGACACAGTACTTTGAAAAAACTCTTTAAACTGTTTTTCAACATCATCTATTACTTTAATAATCATGTATTTTGAAATTGTAGCTTTTCTTGTGGAGTTAAGTTAGCTAAATTCTTTGAAAAATATTCCCAAAATTCATCGTTAGCTGGAATGGTTTTTATTAAATCAACAGATCCATCAAAATTGATTTGCCTGTAGTTTTGCATGAATATATCCCATGTTATAATTAAGTTTTTAATTGTGGGGTCATATACAGGTAATTTTGAAGTGGCTCTGTAGTTTAACGTTAATCTCCCGTTTTCGCTGTTAAGTAATGTAAAACTATTAGTACATAACATACGGCGAGTAGCGGGAGCGGCTGGTTTAAAAACACGTCTGACGAATTTAACTTCACAGACGTTATTTTTAAGAATGCCCATTAATTGTGATCTACTGACCCTCATTCGGTTTAACTATACCAAAAATACGAGATTCGTTTAAAAATACGCCTTTCTTTACCTTCCCTTGTGATTCGACATCAATATTGCTAATAGGCACCCCGAGATTATTAGGAAAACATACATGGTCTCCAACGTTAACATATTCACATTTTGTTCCTTTAAGTAATACTAAACCAATTCTCCATGCCTTGGTCTCAGCATTTAATGGAACATGTAATCCATTTCGGATCAATGAAGTTCCATCCTCACTTTCATCTACATATTTAACGAGAATAACATCTTCCATTAATGTAGACAAAGAATATCCCAGAATGGCAGAATCAAATGAACCATCTGGGGGAGCTGAGAGGTCAATTAAACTTCTCTTTGGTGTTAATAAATCAATACTTGCGTTTGTTGGCATGTAAAGATTTATTCCATGTATTTATTATTTCAATACCGTTTTTAACTTTGTTATATCTATTTTTCCCGATTCTAAGTATTGTGTGATTTCTCTTTGTGATAATTCAAATCTGGTTGCTAAAAATTTAACAATTCCTTTGAAATTATCGACTGGAGGCTTTTTTTGTTTCTTAATGTATCTGATCCCCCGAGAATGACCTCTCGGGATAATCTTAACTAAGAAATCATACCACTCTTGTTTGGTGTTAAATACTGTATAATATTGATTGACAGTCTCGTTAATGAGTTGTGCATATGCCGGAGAATACATACTCAACCATCTGCATATCATGTAGAGATTAAATTGATTTTCATTGTCAATATTATCCAATAAATTACCTTTCTTGGTGGTAATAATATCGTTGAGAAAATCAAAAACAGTTACCATAATAATTATTTATCTATAATTTTGCTCGAACTCGTAAAAATATCATCGTTTAGTAGATAAAACCGATTGACTACTTCTCCAATAAAACCATTGATTTGATCTGCTGTGAAATTTGTACTAAATGCATATGCAGGTGCTTTTGAACCAGCAACAACATTAATACCTGTATGCCCAAGAGTTACTCCGTTCTTTACATATGTAATAGATACACTCGCTTTACCCTCTTGTTGAGTTACACCACCTTGAACGAACTCTTTTTCAACCATAATATCATCCCCCTTCATATGAACAGGACAATTTAAATACGAT